TAAATGCTAACACAGGAAGTTGGGATTGGGATGAGTTGGCAAATAATTGGGATAGCGAATTGTTATCGGACTGGGGTTTGACAATACCAGGTTTTAATGTAGAACCAACTTTAGATGAATTAATAGGTGAAGAAAAAAATAAACCAGCTACTATGAAAATAACTTTTGATAGTCCTGAGCAATTACAAAAAGCTGAAATTGATATACAAGAATTATTAGATAGAAAATATAAAGGTTCTTATTTTAGTGTTTCAGCAGGTGAATTATGAAATTAGAAATTGCATCACATAAAGCAGTAAAATATGCTTGTTTAAATTTTCATTATGCAAAATCAATCCCTGTGAATACTTTTGGTTATTCTGTGTTTAATGATAATAATGAATGGTGTGGTGTAATTTTATATGGAACTGGTGCAAGTCCAACAATAAATAAACAATTTAATTTGAATAAAGGAGAAGTTATAGAACTTGTAAGAATGGCTTTAAATGGAAAACAAGAATCAACAAGTAAAGCAATGTCAATTAGTTTAAAATTATTTAAAAAGCATAATCCAATAGTTAAATTAATTATTTCATTTGCAGATATAGATCAAAATCATACAGGTACTATATATCAAGCAACAAATTGGTATTATGTAGAAAAATCAAATATTAACATAAAAACAGGATATTTAATAAATGGTAAAAAAATTCATCAACGTTCAATGTTATCTATTGGAAAATATAAAAGAAATACATTTGAAAATGCAAAATCAATAGATAAAAATGCTGTTCAATTTTTTACTAAAGGAAAACAAAAATATATTTATGCACTTGATAAAAGTTTAATACCTTTATGTAAATCATTAAGTAAACCATATCCAAAAAAAGAAACACAAGCGATAGAAGCATAAAAGTAATGTGTTAGTATTCCATACTAAAGAAGGGGGGCAGTACCACCCTATCGCTCAAATTAAACGAGAATAAAACGAGATTATGGCAAATGAAGATAACTTAAAAAAGTTTAGTTCTGAATACCAACCTGAAAAGAATGGCAGACCAAAGGGAAGTAAAAACCGAGCTACAATAGTTAAGAAATGGTTAGAGGTAAATCAAAACTTAAAGAATCCTTTAACAGGGCAAGATGAATTTTTAACACAAGAAGATTTAATTACTTTGGCAATTATCAAAAGAGCAAGGGATGGTAATGTAAACGCTTACAATGCTTTAATGGATAGTGGCTATGGATCACCAGCTCAAACAGTAAATCAAACAATAACTGAATATCCAATATTCCCTGGAATCGATTTGAATGTTGATAAAGACGACAGCTCAACGGAAGATATTTAAACTCAAAAAAAGGGTTAGAATTGTTCGTGGAGGTACTTCAGCTTCCAAGACGTTTAGTATTATACCCTTTCTAATTACTCACGCTTACAACGAACCTAATAGCGAAATAAGTATAGTTGCTGAAACCATTCCACATTTAAAACGTGGTGCCTTAAGAGACTTTTTAAAAATAATGGACTTAGTCGGTTTGTATAACGATGCAAGTTTCAACAAGTCAAGTTTAATTTATACGTTTCAAAATGGTAGCTATATTGAATTCTTTAGTGCAGATAGTGAAAGCAAATTAAGGGGTGCAAGGCGTGATGTATTATTTGTAAACGAGTGTAATAACATAACTTGGGAAGCTTACTATCAATTAGCCATTCGAACTCGAAAGTTTATTTATTTAGATTACAATCCTGTTTCGGAGTTTTGGGTAGATAAAGAATTGATTAATGATGTTGATTCCGAAATGGTTATTCTTACTTACTTAGATAATGAAGCACTTGACAAATCAATAGTTCGTGAAATTGAGAAAGCAAAAGAAAAAGCTAAAACAAGTAAGTACTGGGAGAATTGGTATAAGGTTTATGGCTTAGGGCAAATAGGTACGTTACAAGGTACGGTCTTTGAGAATTGGTCTATTGCTCCTTCTATTCCTAAGGATGCTGAATTGATTGCTTATTCTTTAGACTGGGGATATTCAAATGATCCTACTGCATTAGTAGCTTGTTATAAGTCAGGGCAGCAATATTACTTCGATGAATTGATATATCAAACTAAACTAACAAACTCAGATATTATAGACAAACTAATTAAACTAGGAGTTTCTGAGTATTCAGATATCATAGCAGATAGTGCCGAACCTAAGTCAATAGAAGATTTAAGGCGAAGGGGATTTTCAGTTAGTCCAGCTAAGAAAGGACCTGATAGCATACGTGCTTCAATATCTTTATTGCAAGAGATTCATTTTAAAGTTACTGAGAATAGCACTAACTTAATTAAGGAACTTAGAAACTATTGTTGGGACGTTGATAGGGATGGAAATAAAATGCAAAACCCTGTAGATGACAATAACCATGCTATTGATGCGATTAGATATTTGGCAATGAATAAGTTAAGTAGCTTATCGGACTGGATGGACTTTGAGTAGTTGGCTACAAATTGTAACCAACTGATTTGAATAATGAATATAAATCCTAACCAATGGTTCGGAAAACAAAAGTAAAATTTTAAACATTATATATATGATGATACCAACAAATGTAAATAACCTAACAATAAAGGAGTTTATTGAATACGAAAATATAAGAACTTCAAGTTTAGAAAACATTGATAAAATTATTCAGATAGCTTCCAACTTTACTGACATTTCGGTATCGGAATACGAGAATATGAGTTTTAACGAACTTGAAAAAGTAAAGAGTAAAGTATTACTACTAATTAATTCAAAGCCGAACACAAGGTTAAAGAAAACGTTTTGGCACGATGGGACAAGATACAAAGCTTGTAAGGATGAAAAGGATTTTAAAACAAATCAATACACTGCATTAAAGCAATATGAAACCGATGTAATTAATAACTTACATAAAATCTTAGCATTGATATATGTTAAGTGTCCTGTATTCGGTAAGTATAAATTTAACTCCGATAACGTTGAAGAAATAAGCGATGTTATTTATAATTATGGAAAGGTGGGTGATGTCTATGGGACACTTTTTTTTTACTCGAACAGGTCCGAAAAATTGAAAGCGGATTTGTTGAACTCTTTGGAGGAGGTGCAGAAGGAGATAGCGATTCACATGGAGGAAGTGAACAGGGAGTTAAATCTTTCAGAAAAGAATATGGTTGGTACTTTATAATTGATTCGATAACTGGTGGCGATCCATTTAAAGAGGATGAATTAATGGAATGGTCAATAGCAAGGTTTTTAAATCGAATACAATACATGAAACATAAAGCGGAAAGTGAACAATTTGCACAATCAATAAATGAATGAAGTTGAAAAAATATTAGAAGCTTTCGGTACTAAGGTTGTTGAGGATTTGCGTAAAAGCTTATCGGAAAAATTACAGGCAAGAGCAGCAAGTTACAAAAGTAAATATCCTGGCGGTTCATCTAATCCTGGCGATAGTGCTTTAAGTGCTTCAATTAAATACTTAATAGTAGATTCATCTGAGGGCATTAAATTAAACGTTTACTTAAATGATTATTGGGAAGCTGTAGATAGTGGTCGTAAAGCTGCTGGAGTAAGTCAAGATGCAAGAATAGATAAATGGATTAAATCACGTAACTTAATACCAGGTTTTCAAAAGAGTAATTTAGAAGATAGGATTGATACTCAGAATAGATTAAATAAAACTAATCGTAAAACAAAAGTATTAAAGAAAATGAAGTTTGCCGATGCTGTAAAAGCAATGGACTTTTTAGTAAGACGTAAATTAAAGAATAAAGGTTATAAAGGTAATCAATTTTTAAGTTCGGTATTAGAAGATGGCAGACAAGAGAAATTAGCAACGGATATAAGATTAGCAATGAAAAAAGATATAGAAATAGTTTTAAAGACAAATAGATATGGCGATAACAATACTTAGTAAACCAACTGATGCATTATATTACGGTTATGTACCTTGTTATAATAATCAATGGTTCGTGGCTTCAAGTTCACAAACAGCAGCAGCTAACTTTAAATATTACATTGTAGTAACTGATATATTAAGTGGTTATAGTGTAACCGAAAAGTTCTTACCTAATCCAAGTGGTAAATTACAATTCGATGCTTCAAAGTTTAGTGAGTTATTAATGACTAATTACATTCCTGTTAATGTTTATGGCTTTCAACAAAATACAAGTATTCGTAAGATACGAGTAAACATCGGTGAGATTTACGGCTCTACTTTACCAGGAACTATTTATACAGGAACTGATATTGATTATAATGTTTGGAATGGTAGTTTAGAAATGCTTACGTTTTCTCAATACAACAGTAAAAATTACACGTGGGATTTAAGTACAAATCCTAATCTTAATTATCCTGTTTTGTTATCGGACTTAGCAGACGACTACACGTTTAATAATAGAAGTAACTTTTTATATTGGATGATGCTTGAGGGTGAAACTGATTTACCTAAAATATATTTAAGAACTTATAATGCTTCGGGAACTGTGTTAAATACTTATACGATAACAAATAGTGTAAGTACAGGAACTTATCGAACTAACATGGTTTGTATTGATGTAGGTAAAAAGGGTATAGATGGGATTAATGCAACGTATTTAACGGGTGTTGAATATTACGATATAATGGCTGAGATAAATTCTAATTTAGCTCCATTTAAAGTTAAAAGATATACAATAAAATGCAGTCCAAGATTTGATGTTTATACGCTTCATTATTTATCGACTACAGGAGCTTATGAAACTTTGCATTGTAGCAAGGTAGCTGAACTAAACTCTACTAAAACAAGTACAACTTTTAAGCGTTCACCTTGGACTGTTGTAAGTAATGTAATGACTTTGGATTATTCGGTAGCTGTAGAACAGCCAACTATTGTAAACGTTCAAAATGGATTAAAGTTAAATAGCGACTGGGTAACAAAAGCAGAGTTATTAAAATATAAAGATTTGTTTAGTTCGCCCGATGTTAAATTAGATTTAGGAAATGCTCAGGGTTATGCTTCGGTAAAGGTAACTAATGGAACTTATGTATCTAAGAATAATGATAAGCTAAGAAATTTAACTTTTGATTTATTATTTACTCACAATAACCAAAGACAAAAAGGATGAACGATATAAAGATTTTATTATATACTCAAGATGCAACTCCTATTGAATACGATGTAAGTTATATTGATGAGATTCCTATTAGCTTTAACTTTTTAATATCGGACATAAGAAACCCTGATAAAAAGAATGCAAGTTTTTCAAAGACAATAACATTCCCTGGAACTAAGGATATTAATAAATTCTTTGAGTTAATTTGGAAGTCAAACATTAGTTTAAATTATTTCAATCCTAATAAAAAGTGCGATATATATTATTATGTTAATAGCGTACTTCAGTTTAAAGGGGATTTACAACTAATCAAAATTAACGTTGATGATTCGACTGGTGAGGTTGTTTATGAATGTAGCTGTAAAGGAACTATCGGAAATGTATTTACAAAAATAGCAGATAAGTTATTATCGAATCCCGAAGATACATCGTTTACTAACTGTTTAAATTTTAGTACTTATAATCACAATCTAACTTTTAATAACGTAACTAATAGCTGGGCCACATCAATACAAGTAGCTGGTTCTCCTGTTGCATTTGCATTAGGTAATGGATATGTTTATCCTCTTATAAATTATGGTAAGACATCAGTAGTAGCTGGTAATCCTTATAACCAAGTAGCAGAAACCGATTACAATATAAAGTTCTTTAGACCCGCATTATATAAAAAAACAATCTTAGATAAGATATTCTCCGATGCTGGTTATACCTATACATCAACTTTTTTTAATTCAGCATTTTACAAAAGACAAATTATTCCTTCTACAAATGATAAGTATGATAAGTCTCAAGCTCAATTAGCACAAAATCAATTCTATGCTGGATTAACAACAACTACTTTAACTACTAATGTTTTTTCAGCAGCAAATGTTTCATCATATTGGTATGCTTATTATGGTACGGCTTCGCCACCATTTTATCAAACTATATTATTTAATAATACAAGTACAGCTCCATATAACGATGCTGGTAGCCATTATAGTTCAGCAACTGGTTTCTTTACACAATCAAGTGTTATTAACTATAAAGCTCAGTCAAATCTTATATTTGATTTAAAGATAACAGCAAGTAATACAGCTGCATATTATGCTAATATAACTGATATAGATGTTTATATAAAAATAGAAGGCGCTCCAGCTGCAATTAAAAGTTATAAATTTCAAGGTCAGTATTTAGTTGGAACGAATGCAAATAATAATATAACAGTAATTTCCCCATCTACAACAGTTGCACCTGGTGGGCCTTTATTTGTTCAATTTGGTATTACTAATATTAAATATCAATTAACAGAAATCAATGGAACGACTTTAGTAAATAGTGGAACCTCAACTGTAACTTGTGATATAAAACCTGGCTCTGATTTTTATGCTAATTACGAAAATCAACAAATAGTTGAGGGCGATTTAGTAGACTTAAATAATGTTTTACCTAATAATATAAAGCAAATAGACTGGTTAATGTCGGAGTTTAAATTGCATAATCTTTACATGGTGCAAGATAAAACAAATGAATACAATTACTTTATTGAAGATAGGGAGAATTTTTATAGTGGCTCAATAGATTGGTCTGATAAAAGAGATTATTCAATGAAACGTGAAGTTACTCCGATTGGCGAACTTGATTTTTTACGTTATGAATTAGCTTACAAAGAAGATGCTGATTATTATAATGATAAATATCAAAATGATTATAAAGAAACTTTCGGTAAACACATTGAGTATGTCGATAATGATTTTATTACTCAAACAAAAGATGTAAGTGTAATTTATTCGGGTACTCCATTAGTTGGTAATGATGTAAATGGATTAGTTATTCCTTATATTTTAAAAAAGGATAGCGGGGTGATAGGTCCAATAGGAGCAAACATAAGATCTCTTTATTATGGCGGTTTAATTAATTTAAGTTTTGGAACCTGGAATTTATGGTATTCAAGTGGAAGTTCATCAACAACTTATTCTACTTATCCATTTGCTGGTGATTGTGATAATCCTTATAACCCTACTTTAACTTTAAATTGGGATACACCACGTGAAATTTATTATACCTATCAACAAGCTACT